CCGGTGCCCGTCGCCCGGCGCGACCAGTGCCCGAGGCGATCCGGTGCCCGTCGCCCGGCGCGACCAGTGCCCGAGGCGATCCGGTGCCCGTCGCCCGGCGCGACCAGTGCCCGAGGCGATCCGGTGCGTAGAAAAGGCCCCGAGGGCGAACCCCCGGGGCCTTGTTTGGTTTCTATTTTAGGCCGCGCCGTCGTCGGCGTCGGGCCCTATCCCTCGCCCCCGAGATATTAACCGCAAGGGCGACCGAGGCGACCAAGGCCGCCCCGAGCGCGACTAGTATCATGCCGACCCGAGGCGGTTCACTAGCACGTCGAGCCCGGTCGTGCCGAGGTCGCGGATGTTATAAACGTTTTGAGCGATATCGAACGACGCCTCGACGTCGCAACCGATCCCGATCCCGGCGACTTCGACGCCGAGGGTTTTTGCATATGCCCCGGCGGCCCGAACCGCAAACGGCCCCGACCCGCACCGGCCGTCGGTCAAAACTAACATAATGCGACGGTTCACGTTCGCGACCTTCCGCAACCGACCCGCCGACGATGTAATCGCCGACGTGATATTCGTACCACCGCCGAGCGATTGCAGCATATTGCCACAATGGCCGAGGGCCTTTTTATCCCAATTTTCCGAAAAGGTTTTGACGGCGTATGCCGCCTCGCCGCCGCGAAAACCGACAATTTCGAACGGCACACCGGCGGCCTTTAAGGCGTCGCCCATATGGGCGACGAGGCCGATCGCGGACACGATCCGGCGGCGCATACTCGGCGACAAATCGACGACCAGCGAGACCGCGCTGTTCACGGATTGCGTTTTTCTTTTCTTTTTGAATACCGACCGACGCCCGGCGCGCATTGCCGGTATCGCCCGAACGTCGAGGCGGCCGGCCTCTTGCCACCGGCGAACGTCGGTCCGACCCGGTGCCCGAACAATGGTCCGAACTTGCGCTTTTAGATTGCCCGGTATTTTTACAACTTTTTTGCATTCGTCGGCCTTGTTTGCGGCATAGCTCGGGTTTGAATACTTGTTTTCGCGAACGTCGTTCGATACTGGGGCCCCGTTTAAAATGGTATTGAGAACGTCGGCCCCGTCATGGGATACCCCGACCCGGTCGGCGATCACGTCGGGTTTCGGCTCGACGTCGCGAAAATCGTCAAGGTCGAGACCCTCGGCCCAGCCCTCGCCGGTGCCGCCTTGCCCGTCGCTTTTCCCTTGGTCGCCTTGGTCGCCTTGGTCGCCTTGGTCGCCTTGGTCGCCTTGGTCGTCGTCGTCGCCTTGGTCGTCGTCGTCGCCTTGGTCGTCGCCTTGGCCGCCTTGGTCGCCTTGGTCGTCGCCTTGGTCGCCTTGGTCGCCTTGGTCGCCTTGGTCGCCGGGCTGGTCGCCTTGGCCGCCTTGGTCGCCTTGGTCGCCTTGGTCGGGGCTCTTTTTGGTTTTGTCGAGTATTTCGCGCGCAATTTCGACGACGTCGGCGGTATCGTTCGCCCGGCCTAACCGGTCGAGAACGTCGGCGACCATTGCGGCATTGCCGGGGCTCAATTGACCAGCAAGGCCCGAGGCCGAGGGCACGTTGTACCCGCAAATCTGAACCCGCCCCAAAACGCAAAGGGTCCACAAAATATCGTTCGACGCCTTGCCGGTAAAACCATTGCGAACGGCCTCGGCATGTAAGGTTTCGATTAAACCCTCAAGGCATTCAAGAAAACGACCGGCGACGTTTTCGCGAATTGATACCTTTTCAATCCTAACATCTTCAAGGGCGTTTATGATTTTGTGAAAAGCGGCCCGATATGGGTGGTCGACCGAGCGCACGGCACTATCCCATGCGAAATTGTCGGTCCACAAATTATGTGAAATCTCATGCAATATATAAGCCGTGAAACCGTCGGCCTGTTCGCGGGTCATATACCCGACCGGGTCGAGGGCCGGCATGTTGATTTCGACGCGCATAATAACCCCGTCCCGGCCCGAACCCGAAAACCGGGTCCATGCCGTATGGCCAGAACATTGAACAGATACCCGAGCGCGAACCCCGGCACGTTCTAAAAACTTGGTTGCGGTCGGTGCGACGGCGGCCAAAAAATCGACGTTTAAAATTCTAGTCATAATTAAAAGGTTCCTTCGTTATCAGTATCAATTGCAGTGAAATCGTCGGCGGCGGCGTTGCCGTATACCGGCGGGTTTTGTGGCAAGACTTCGCCCCGTGCGACGCGATCGACGTCGGCGTGCGAAATACCGGCGACCCCGTCGCCTTTTTCTAATTGTCGATATGTTTCGACGTGCGCCGGGTCGGTCGCATTGATTACCGATAGTTCGAACGCCTTGGCAGACGGGAACCCGTCGGCGATCATTTCGGCCCACGCAAAAACCCGGCGCGGCGACAGGCCCGAACAGTCTTGACCCGCTTGCCGGGTCAATTGAGCGAACCCGACCAGATAGGCGGCGGCGGCCCTATTAAGGCCGGTCTTCGCCTCGACGAGCCGAACCTCTTTATCCTTCGGCAAATAGCCGACCGGCACGATTTGCGACGACCGGTCGAGAAAAGCGGCATTCATGGGCCCGGTGCCGTGATATTCGCCGGTTGCGTCGCCGAACCCGCCGGTGTTGTCGGCGATCAGGAAAACGACCCCGGCGGCGGCCTCGACGATCTCGCCGGTTTCGAGAGTAATTTTCTTTTCGTCGAGCAAGGTTTGCAAGGCGTGCAACATGCCGGCCGGGGCAAGGCTTGTTTCGTCGAGCAAGATCACGGTGCCGGGGCGACGCATCGCGGCGACTAGAACCCCGTCTTGCCAAACGACCCCGCCCGAGGCGTGCGGCACGGTCATGCCGAACAATTGCACGGCCTCAATTTCGGCGTGGAACCCGATCCGGCAAAAAGGTCGGCCAGTATGCGCGGCCAGTTGGTTGCAAAAAATCGTTTTGCCGACGCCCCGAGGGCCCATCAACCAGATATTTTTGCCCCGGCGGCCGGCGGCCAGTGTTACCGATAGAACGGTGTTATCCCAGATCATTGATTTGTCGATTTTCGGGGCGTCGGCGGCGTTCCATATATCCACCCCGTTTTCGTGACCTTCGAGCGATATGCCGAAAACAGCTTTTCGGGGTTTGTTTTCGATCACCCGGGCGACCGGCAAAACCGGGGCGGTCGGCGTCGGCATTGCGACGACGTTCGAACCGGCGGCGGTCGGTATATTCGCGGCCATTGCGGCGACCAGTTGCGCCCCGGCGTCGGCGGCGTTTTGCTCGGCGGCCAGTGCCCGACCGGCTAGGGCCTCGATCCCGATATTAATATCGACGAGAGTCCCGGCCATGATACTGGCGGCGATAGCGTCGGCGGTCTCGACGTCGTCGGTCTCAATTTCGACGGCCTCGGCGGCGGTCTCAATTTCGACGGCCTCGACCGGGGCGACGACCGGGCGAGAATACCCGGCACCGATTGAGTATTGCCCGGCGTCGATCCCGAACGCCTCGGCGGCGGCCAATATTTCGGCCTTGGTTAATTGACCCGACGTTTTGCCGAGGTTTGCCGAGTATGACGGCCATCCGGCGGCGTCGGTGATTGCGCTTTTGAGGTCGATTTTTCCGTGATCGCTAAAAGTAAGATTTGTCATCGTTTGTGGTTCCTGTTTGGTTGGTTCAAAAGTGTTTGCCGTCGGCGAGCCCCGCCGACAAGTCAATGTATAACAAACAGTGATATATAAGACAAGGCGAAAACCCGCTATACATAGGGGATGGCAAATCCGAACCCGATACAATCCGAACAATTTAAACAAAAGGCCCGACGCGCCGGGTTTGGGTCGCCCTTTGCGACGGCCAAGATTTGCACCGGGCATTGCCGAACGCATGACCGGCCCTGCCGCAACCGGGCGGCGTGGGGGCTCGCCCGGTGCCGCTACCATCTAACGCAGTCCGACCGGGGCATTTTATCCCAGCGACCCGGCCACAAATCAAAACCAAAAACCAAGGCGACCGGCGAGGCCATCAAAACGATATCAGAGGCCCCGCTCGAATTATTGCGCTCGCCGATATATCAGGCGGCCGGGTCGATTTGGCACCGGGCCGAATTGACCCGGGCCTATATCGCCGCGCAAAACGGCGACGGTCGGGCGTGGGCCGAAATTGTGGGCCGCCTTGCATAATGAAAAAGGGATAAAAAAACCATGACCGAACAAATAGGGCCAACCCAAACAGATAGTGAATTGATCCGGGGCGCGCTACGTGAAGTGATCGGCGACAGCGACGCCCCGGCCTCGGCCCGAGTACAAGCGGCCCGAACGCTGGCCGAAATTGTCGGCGAACTCGGTCGGCATGCCGACGCCCCGGCGAACCCGAACCGGTCGAGCGGCGATATGACCCTCGATGAGATCGACGCCGAACTTGACGCGATATAGCCGACCCGCCGCGATCGGGGCCGCGACCGAACCCGAACCCGGCGGGTCTCGGCGAGAGGGCGCGTCATACGGCATGACCGGCCCGACGTCTCGACCCGCTCGGCCCGACGTCTCGGGCCCGACGTCTCGACCCGCTCGGCCCGACGTCTCGGGCTCGACGTCTCGACCCGCCCGGCCCGACGTCTTGATCCGCCGCCTAGTCCAAAAACCCCGGAAAACGCCCGAGACCCGCAGAAAACCGCCGATCCGACCCCCCCGGGGGGCCCCGCCGGTGGTGCGAGTTCAAGCGTCCCACCCCACGAGGAAATATCTGGGTGTTTCATTTTTTAACGCCCCGTGAGATTCGGCTGTTTCATTTTTTAACGCCCCGTGAGATTCGGCTGTTTCATTTTTTAACAGTTTGATCTTTTAGCAAACTGTATTTCTTCTGGAATTTACCCCCCTAGGTATTTCACAGGAAATACAGCGCACCGACCCGCCCCACTTATCAGCCGACACACCCGAGACGCAAAACCCCGCGTCTCGCGACACAACACTTGCATAAAGACACAAAATACCGTAATATCCCGGAGAATTACCCCACCAGCGTTCCTTCCGAAGTCGCGCCCGGACCTGATTACTGGCGGAGAACTTGGAACATGGCGGCTCCCACAGCACCAACACAGCAATATGATTTTCAGGATCACTCGGTAAGCAATCCGACGGATCAACAGCCGGGAGACAAGCTCGACGAGGAATTTGAGCATCACAGGGCGACGATTGCGAATATCGTTGATTTCGTGCGGACCCAGATCGGAGACGACGGGTACTTAAAGGGCGGCTCTGTTGACGTCGACCAAATTAGTTCAACTGTCCTCGCCCTTCTAAACACAAATTTGAATTTTCTCGGTGCATGGGCGACCACCACGGTTTACGCCCTCTCCGATGTCGTCCAAGAGGACAGTCGGTCTTATGTCTGCATCGTGGCGCACACGTCGGGCACTTTCACGACAGATTTCATCACAAACTCATATTGGCAGATTTTCGCGGCCCCGGAGAGAGTAGACGCTTCCGTTCTGGCGGATCGTCTCAGCGGGGACGGCACTACTGGGCCATTTACTTTATCTGAGACACTTGGAACAGACGAGGGGGTGATCTTTGTCTTCGACCACAACGGGAACATTATGGACCCAGTGGTCGATTATACGCTTTCTGGTACGAGCTTGACGTTTTCAGCGAATACCACCGTCGGCACGAATAACTATCAAGTACGCTCTATGATCCACGGCATTTCCGCGGCCCAGACCGCAGCGGAAACGGCTCAAGCCTTGGCCGAGACCGCTCAAGGGCTGGCCGAGACGGCTCAGACCGCCGCGGAATTAGCGGAAACCAACGCCGAGACCATTTACGACAATTTCGACGACAGATATTTAGGCTCTTTCGCTACAGACCCGACGCTCGACAACGACGGCAACGCGCTTGTAGACGGTGCCTTGTATTTTGACACCGCGCTCGCCGTAATGAAAGTTTACGATCTTTCCGGTACGGCGTGGTTGCAAATGAAGCCCACCGCCTCAGAGCAAGCGAACATCGACGCCGCGGTCGCCGACGCGACGGATATCGGGCTCGTCGCCGCGAGCATCGCGGACGTGAACGCGGTCGCCTTAATCGACGGAAACGTGACGACAGTCGCCGGGATTGCTTCCGACGTCTCAAGCGTCGCGTCTCTGGCCACGGGTTGGACATTTGACGCGACCCTGACTATGGCGGACCCCGGAGCGGGGACCGTGCGCCTCAACAACGCCGCCAGCGCGAGCGTTACCGCGATCGCAATTGACGATATCGACATTAACGGCGCGAACGTCTCTCTGTATTTGGCGTCTTGGGACGACAGTACGAGCTTTGTTAAAGGCCACATTGGTATCCGCAAAGGCGGAGACAGTACGGTTTTTGCAGTTTACAGAATTACGAGCCTTGTCGATAACGTCGGGTGGGTAGAACTGGCTTTGACACACGTCGCCAGCGGCGGGACGTTTTCCGCCAGCGATACTTTGTACGTGGATTACGTCCGCACCGGAGACGCCGGAGCGGCGACAGTAACGACGCTCGGCGGCGTCCCCGACGTCACCATCGCCGGAGCCGTCACGGGGGAGGCTCTCGTCTTCACCGGTACGTTTTGGGAAAACGTCGTACTCGCGTCGGGCGGGTGGGACAGTTTGACGATTTCAGCGGATCGAACACTCGATGACAACACACATTACACGACCGGATCAAACATGATTATCAACTCAGGGGTCACGCTCGCGGTCCCCGTCTCTAGTCTCTTGGAGCAAGAGATATACGCCAACGGCGCAACCCTCTAAGGAGCTATAAGAAATGGCTATTCAAGTTAATACAGCAAGCGGGTCTATGACCCTTACAGCCGAAGACGGCGTGGGTAACGCAAACGTCGAAATCCCTCGGGCTGGTTTTCCGACCCAGATCGTCTCGGCGAGTGACGGCGTGGCTATCACCGGCACGGATACCGCTAAGTTCGTCTCGTCGGCCAACCTGACCGCCGTACTCGGGGACGCGAGTGCCTTCACTAAATCGGCCCGACGTATAAAGACCGCCACACGGCTGTCTCTTTCCAGACTTTGATATAGGAGTAAGATATCATGGCTTTAAATAACGATCCCGTCTTCGCACAGGCCCCGAAAACCGCTGGTGTGGCTTTTGCTGCCGGTTCTAATTCCGCGGTTATGGACCCCGCTACCGCGGCCCCCACGACTATTGTTACGGCTGGTGCCGATGGTGCCATCGTGACCTCTCTCGTTTATCACGGTGAAGTAACCGTGACAGCGCAGAAAGTGGTTTTGTGGGTACAGCCTCTTGGCACTGGTAACTGGTATATCCTCGCGGAAGCATTGCAAGCCGCCTACACAATGGCGACGACCACGGCTCAGACGGCTGTTGTCTTTGTTGACAAGGCAGACCCGAACGCCGCTATCCGTTTGGCTGGCACTGATAAACTCGGCATCACTCACCATGTTGATTTGCAGGGTATGGCCGCCGCAGAATACACAGATATGTAATTGTGGCGGAGCTTTATAACCTTTTAAGGAGACATAATTATGTCAATCAATAAACAGCCCTTCCAAGTCGCGGGCTTTGCCGAAGCCTCGGGTGGCGGTGGCGCATCCGGCGGGCTTCTATCTCAACAGACGTTTACGTCGAGTGGGACATGGGTGAAACCCGAAGGCTGTACGAAAATCCGCGTCCAAGTACAGGCAAGCGGCGGCGGCGGGCGCAATTGGGGCCACGCTTCCGGCGCGGGCGGCTACTCTGAGAAGCTTATCGACGTCTCCGAGATAGACGAAGAAACCGTTACGGTCGGCGCGGCCCCCGCGACCAGTGGTGCGGGCAACTCGTCCTCGTTTGGAGCCCATTGCTCCGCGACCGGTGGGTTGGCGCCCTCGACGCGAGGCGGGTACGGCGGCGTAGGCACTGGCGGGGATATCAATGTCCGCGGCGGCGGCGGTGACAGCGGCGGCAATATAAGCCCATACACCAGCTATGAAGGTGGCTCTAGTTATTTTGGTAGCGGCTCACACGGGTATATGACAACAAATGTCGGCGACGCCTCCCAAAACGGCGCGTATGGTTCCGGCGGCGGCGCGGCTCATAACGGATACACCGCATTACCAAATCCACCCGGCGGAATTGTAATTGTTTGGGAGTACGCATAATGAAACAGGTCTTAGTTATTAACGAGACCGGCAAAATCGCCCAGATAGCCGACGAACAATTCGAGGTCCACGGAAGCCTCAGTTGGCACACGGTCCCCAACACCTTTGAAGGTGAAGCGGGGTGGACGTTTAACACTGGGGATAAAACCACCACAGACCCCGATGCCGCGTTCCGAGCTTCCCCGGAAGGCGTGCGTCGGAAAATGGTAGAGGATCGTAGCGGGGCGTATGGGTCTGTAGGCGACCAACTCGACGCGATCTACCGAGACTTGCGCGACGGGACGACTGTCTTTGTTGACCACATTAGCGCCGTAAAAGCGGCGATACCAAAGGTCGCACCAGTCGATATCCACGACACGGACAAAGTCTTAGGAGAGTAAATCTTGCCGGATTTCCGCCGACATATTTCGATCCCGCATTGGGACATGCACCCGAACGACGACGATTTCTATAACGCCTTTGCCGCGTCTCACGACGACTATAAGGCGGAAATCCGAGACATATATTTTGGTGTAGAATACACATATCAACATCTCGGCGAGACGCGCCGGTATGGGGAGACTATGGGTGTGTCCGCGACCAGCGGGCAACTCGATGGGCTTCTAAGGATACAACGCGAGTTCGGCGTGGAGTGTTCAATGACGATCAACTCTCTGGAAATTCCTATCGAACTCGCGTCGGACCCTATTGTGATCCAAGGGTTCGTCCGGTTTATCGGGGAGTTCTACGAGAAGGGCGTTCGGAGTTGCACCTTGTCGAACACCCATCTTATGAGACACGGCATACTCCAAGCCAGTTTCCCAGAAATGCGGTGGAAGAACACCGTAAATCAGGCGGTCAAATCAGTTCAAGAACTTTATGATTTCGCGGCTCTTGGGTACAACACGATTTGTTTCGACAGGTCTCTTAACCGAGACATGGAGACGCTAAAAGAAGTTTACCGCGAAGCCAAGAAAGTAGATATCGAAGTTTCGTTGTTGGCGTCCGAGGGTTGTCTCCCGGCTTGCCCGTTCAAAGTCGAGCATGACAGTTGGCAAGAAAAACTTCAAAAGAGCCATTCGAACTATTGGCAGACTTTCGACAACACCTGTACCGGTTGGCGGGCTCGCGCCGACGCGCAAATGCCGCGTCTCGGGACAGACATTAACATGGCGACCGACGAGCTTTTCGAGTTGTTCATGGAGAACACCGACGTCTTGAAATTCTCCGGTCGCATGAACGCCCCCATCGCAGCGGCGAAATCCGCGCTATGCTGGACAGGCACGACGAAAGGCTCGAACCGCGGCGGCGAATTGCTTTCCGTCTCGAACTTCGAATACGCCGACAGCGTCAAAGAGATTTACGAAAAGAAACTCGCGCCATATCTCGTTTCTCGGTGGACCCCCGGATACACTCTCGTCTCAGAGAAAAATCAATTCGATTTGACCGAGGACGACAATATCTGGCTCACCAAAAAAGGTAAGGGACTAAGCAAGAAGCTGGCTACTTGCAAGAACCGCTGTTGGGATTGCCACGCTTGCGAAAATGTTTTCGGCGTCGAAAAGTTTAACTCCGCGTTATCGTTATGACGAAAACCCCCGACGAATGGCTCCAAGACGCGGCAATGTCCTATGGCAAACTCAAATACACCCAAAAACAGGCAACCAAGAAGGGGTTCAATTTGGTTGAAGAATTTCTTCTATCGGTACGGGTGGAGAGGCGGGGGTTGTTCCCGTCTTTGTTTTAGGTATGCCGCGATCAGGTACGACTTTGGTTGAGCAGATATTAGCAAGCCATCCCGAGGTGCATACCGCAGGAGAGTTGACTTTATTGTGGGACTGTATCTCCGGCATGGGGGAAAATTTTGGTCTAAGTGAATTAAAAGAATTGAGGAGCGCTTATCTCAAGGCACTCCCGTCCAACGGAAAGAGGTACGTTCTCGACAAGATGCCGCTGAACTTCAGGTGGATAGGGTTTATTCTCAGCGCGATGCCAGAGGCAAAGATTATTTATCTGAACAGGGACGCAAGGGCGACTTGTTTTTCTAACTACACGGCGAATTTTGAGCGCGGGCATGAGTATAGTTTTGACCAGGAAAGCATCGCCCATTTTTACAACCTTCATAAAGACCTTATGCGGTTCTGGGCAGAGCGGTTCCCTATATATCAAATCGATTATGAATTTCTAACAGAGAACCAAGAGAGTGAAACCAGACGTATGCTTGAATATGTCGGCCTCCCCTGGCGCTCTCGGTGCCTGGACTTCCACAAAAACGGATTAACAGTGGCCAGCGCCTCGGCTAGTCAAGTAAAGAGACCTATGTATAGGGGATCATCCGAAGCGTGGCGGAAATTTTCGGGTCACCTGTCTCCCATGCTAAAAATTTTAGAGTTGAACAATAGGAGCTAAGAATGATCATCAAATGGATAACTAATCGGTCTATCGAGCCTTCAAGCTGGGCCGCTGCCGCCGCCGCTATCGTGGGTGTGTCAGTGCTTATTGATAATTTCTGGGTCGCCGTCGCTGGCATCGCCGTCGCAGCCGTAAGCATCGTCCTGCGTGAGCGTGGGCTAATCTGATGGAGGGTGATAACAGGGCATTAACCGCTACGGAACGCGGGAAGCTGTAACATGGACGACAATGACTATGTGACCAAACACCAAGCTATTGAAATTGCAAGCCAAGCCGGACAGGCTGCGGCTAGGGACGTACTGACTGCGCTTGGCATCGACACATCGTCACAAGAATCCATGATCCAAGTCCAAGTGGATAATGCCTATCTAAGACGAGCTAGAAAATCATCTGAGGCTATGGTTCAACATGGTAAGAAGATATTCATTGGGTTAGTTATCGCTGGAACTCTGGGTGCTATATGGGCAGCTATCAAGAAAACGGGCGGATGATATGGACCCCATTACGATAGGCATAGCTATAGCAGGTGCTAAGAAGTTAGTTGAGACTTGCTCTGACATTAAAGATTTGTCGGGCAGTCTAGAGCATCTGTTCAGTGCGTCCGAAGCTAAACCTAAGAAGAAGTTATCTCATAACCAGAAGGTACTACAGCAACGAACTGGCGCTGTACTTTCTGTAGCCGGATACTACGTCTGGCAGAGCAGATGCACAGGTGCATCATGTTAAATATCTCAATTACAGACAAGGCGGTGGGATACTTGGACAGCATTAAAGAGGACACCTACATTACACTATCAGTTAAGGGTGGGGGCTGTAGTGGCTTCCAGTATGTCTGGGGATTTATGAAGGACTTACCAGAATACAAGTGGTCTAAGCCTATCAACGATGTGCTGGTTCTTGACCCTTTAGCAGAGATGTATGTCCTAGGAAGTGAAGTAGACTACATCACGGAATTAGGTGGCAGTTTCCTGACAGTGAAGAACCCAACGTCGAAGAGTTCCTGTGGATGCGGTGAGAGTTTTGGAATTTAGATGCCTGAGATAGAACTACCACAAAGCTGGCTGACATGGGCAGGGTTCATCGTAACTGTAACCATCGGTCTAGCTATCAGAGACTGGGCATCTGATCTTATCGCTGCATGGAAGTGGAAGAATACTCCCGGCTTCGAGCCTATGGAGACCTGCATACTTGATGGCGACAAAGTTGTTATTATTGCTATTGGACTGAGAGAAACTATCTTCGAGCGTAACGGTAAGTTCGGCAGGACATGGCAGTACATACCGTCCGCAAAGATTACTAACCATGAACTGCGTCGAGTAGTTGGCGATGACCGAATGCTAGATGATAAGATTAACGGTGACTGTGGAGAAGAATGATGCTGAGTTTAATCGGATCGGTACTGGGCTTTGGAACGAGTTTCTTACCAAAAATCTTAGGCTTCTTCGAGGAGAAGCGCGATCAAAAACACGAACTCGCCATGATGGACAAGCAACTGGAGCAACAGCTTCAGATCGGTCAGCAGAAACTACAGATGGTTAACGTTGATGCTGACATCAGAGAGACTGAAACGCTACATAAAGAACACGCCTCTATTACTAGCAAGTCTAGCCAATGGTGTGTCAATTTATCTAGTAGTGTACGCCCTCTTATTACTTATGCTCTATTTGTTGAGTTTGCCGCGCTGACACTGAGTGTAAACACGGGCTGGATTAACATGGTCCAGTACCAGATGATCTGGAACTCTGAGTTCCAGGCTATATTCGCTGCCGTTGTCAGCTTCTGGTTTGGATCACGCAGCTTCAATAGGAAGTGACATGAGAACAGGACAGGCTGGCATTGAATTGATCAAGAGCTTTGAAGGTTTTTCAAGCACTCCATACCTATGCCCCGCAGATGTACCCACCATTGGATATGGAAATACACGCAGGATTGATGGCTCTAGTGTTACAATGGATGATGAGTCAATCTCAGAGGAAGATGGCGAGGCACTCCTTGCACATGGACTACTCAGCTTTGAGAGATCAGTTGATAAACTTATCACGGCGGAACTGACGCAGGGCATGTTCGATGCTCTTGTGTCGTTCACCTACAACTTAGGATCAGGCAACTTACAAGCGAGTACTTTACGCATGAAGTTGAACAGAGGTGATTATGAAGACGCCGCTGGCGAGTTTCCTAAATGGAGGAAGGCGGGCGGAAGAGTGTTGGCAGGATTAGTGCGTAGGCGGGCAGCGGAGCAAGCATTGTTCGTATCCTAGAGGTATCGTAGAATCAAACATGACGTAGCTTTTTTGGTGGTAATGGTGTAAGACAAAATACATGATGAAAGACATCGACGCGCAAATTCAGAAGGATAAACGCCGGGAATTACTTCTCAGGCGTAAACGCGCCGTCTTGGTGGCCCGAGACGACTTACTAGAAGCGACGCGTCTCACGATGCCACACCCGGATAACATGGACGACCCACGGGAAAGCCTATACGTCGCGGCGAAGCACCATGAGTTAATCGCTGACGTCTTGATGGCGGTCGAGCGCGGAGACGAGGACCGGGTTATTATCTCAGCCCCGCCGAGACACGGCAAAACTCAGCTTACGACTAAGACGTTTCCCGCTTGGTATGTGGGCCGAAACCCCAAAAACAGCGTAATCGTCGCCACATATAACGAGAAATTTTCGGTTGATCTGGGACGTGCAGTTAGAAATCTCATGCGATCCCCCATGTTTGGACAGGTTTTTCCCGACGTATGTCTTGAGACGGGGTCTCAGGCGAGCGATTTTATGACCGTCGAAGACGGCGGCTCTCTGGCTTTTGCCGGGCGGGGCGGTACGATCACTGGTCGCGGCGGAGACTTGCTGTTGATCGACGATCCGCTCAAAGGCCGGGAGGAAGCGGACAGCCCGACGATCCGCAACAAACTTTGGAATTGGTATCTCAACGATCTGAAATCGCGTCTTATGACGGACAGCGGAAAGATCATAATTATTCAGACGCGTTGGCACGAAGACGACCTAATCGGGCGTCTCACAGACCCGCTAAACTCATATTACGAGCCCCAAGAGGCCGCGCGGTGGAAAATAATTAACCTCCCCGCCTTGGCCGAAGACAACGACGCATTGAAGCGACCGGAAGGCACGGCTTTGTGGCCCGAACGGTTCGGTACAAGACACCTTAAAGACCTACAGCGCGCGGACCCCCGCGGTTTTTCAGCGTTGTACCAAGGGAAGCCAAGCCCCGACGACGGGGATTTCTTCAAGGACGAACACATTCAAACGTATGGCAGGAAAGACATGCCCCCCAAAGAGGCGTTGAGATTTTACGTCGCCAGCGATCACGCCGTCTCGACCAAACAGGGCCGGGACAGTACGGTTTTGATCCCCGTTGGCGTGGACGCCGACGATACGATTTGGGTTATGCCGGACGTATGGTGGCGGCAACAGCCGACCGACGTCGTTGTTGAGGCGATGCTGAACACGATCGAAATGTATCAACCGTTTTGGTGGTGGGCCGAACGCGGCCATATATCGAAATCTATCGGGCCTTTTCTCCGCAAACGCATGATTGAAGAACGTGTTTTTTGTGCGATGGACGAAATCGTGCCTATCAGTGACAAACAGACCCGAGCCCAGAGTATTCAAGCACGAATGGCGCTTGGAAAGGTTAGGTTCCCCAAGTTCGCGTCTTGGTATCCTGCGGCTCGGGACCAACTTTTGAAATTTCCGCATGGAGCCCACGACGACTTTGTCGATGCTCTTGCGTATATCGGTCTCGGTTTGAACAAGATCGTCCCGTCCCGGTATGCGGGGAAAAAGAAGCGAAAAGAGGCCCAGATTGGTACAATCGGGTGGGTCAAAGAACGGTCAAACCAAGAGCGCAAAGCGCGCGTATTAGGAGCCAATAGCGGCGGGTGGTAGAAATGGAAAACGAATACGACACGGATTTAAACAACCACGAAGAAACCACCGAGCAAGATAAGGTGATTTCCCGTGAAACGCCCGACCCCAAAGAAGCCCGCGCGGCTCTCGTCCAGAAGTGGAACGAGAATATCGTCGAGGCCAAAACCTACTACTCCAAGGCTTTTGACGGGATGCGCGCGGACCAAACTTTTGTCCGAGGCACACAGTGGAAAGACCAAAACGGCAAATATGTCGCGAATATCGCGCACCGGCACGTCCAGCAAAAGACGGCGTTCCTTTACGCCAAGAACCCGAAAGTGGTCGCCAAGATGCGAGACCGGTTGTTGGGCAAAGTCTGGGACGGAACGAACTCTCAGCTTATGACAGCGCAACAGGCCCTAATGGGGGCCCAACCGGGTATGCCCGTGAGCCCCGAAGCCCAAGCGATCATCCAAGAGGCCGAGAAAAGCAAATCCCACAATAAAATGCTCAAACGCGTCGGCGAAACGTTGGCGATATTGTACGAGTACAACATCGACGAACAAGTCGATCCGTTTAAAGCCATGCTCAAATTGACCGTGCGCCGCGCAATTACGACCGGCGTCGGGTATATCAAGCTCGGCTTTCAGCGCGTCATGGAAATGCGACCGGACGTCAAAAACCAGCTTGCGGATTTCACTCAGCGTTTACACACAATGGAGCGGTTGGCCGCGGACATGGCCGACGGGGAGATAGACGGGGACGACGCCGAGGCGGAACAGTTGCGTCTCAACATTCAAGCATTACAGAAGGTCGAGCAAGCTCTCGTCCGCGAAGGGTTGGCTTTGGATTACCCGGACAGTACGTCGGTCATTCCTGATAAAAAATGCAAAAACCTGAGAACTTTCTCGGGCTGCGATTGGGTGGCGCAAGAATACCTCTTGCCCCCGGAGACCGTGCAGGAAATCTACGGCGTGGACGTCTCGACGCACTACAAAGGTTATTCCCGAAAAGGGGGCAACGACGTAGCGGGGGAGGCAACCGCGGAAATGGAAGCACGCGAAGAAACACGCGGAGACGGCGTTCGCTCCGACGCCTTGGTTTGGGAGGCGTACAACCGTCTCGACGGGCTGGTATATGTGATTTGCGACGGATACCCTGATTTTCTTGAGGAACCAGCGGAGCCGGACGTCTACACCGAGCGGTTTTGGCCGTGGTTCCCGGTCGTTTTCAACGAAGTTGACGACCCAAGCAACATTTTCCCACCGAGCGACGTGACCTTGATCCGGGACATGCAAGAGGAATATAACAGGTCGAGGCAGGGTTTGCGCGAACACCGCAGAGCCAACCGGCCTAAGACGGCGGTCGCGGCGGGCGTCTTGGACGAGGAAGACATAGCCAAACTACAGAGCCATCCGGCAAACGCCGTCTTGGAACTCAACGCTTTGGCCCCCGGTCAATCTATCGACCAAGTCTTACAGACTATTAAAGGCCCGCCGATTGATCCGGCACTCTATGAGGTCAACAGCGTTTACGAGGATATTCTCCGTGTCGTTGGCGTCCAAGAGGCGACAATGGGCAGCGTTTCCGGGGCTACGGCCACCGAGACGTCGATAGCTCAAAGCTCGCAATCCAGCGCGACGCAGTCAAATGTGGACGATCTGGACGACATGCTCACGCTTTTGGCCCGCTCTGCCGGTCAAATCCTGTTCAAAGAGACGAGCTTGGCAACGGTTGAAAAGATCGTAGGCGACGGCGCGGTTTGGCCGGAAATGACTATGGAAGACATTGCGTCCGAGATTTTCTTACAGATCGAGGCGGGGTCAACAGGACGCCCGAACCAAGCGCAGGAAATCCAGAACGCCGAGCGGATTTTCCCTCTACTCATGCAGATACCGGGGATCGACCCCGAATGGTTGGGCCGAGAGCTTATCAAGCGTCTCGACGACCGCATTGACATAAGCGAAGCGTTCGCCGAGCAACAGCAATCAATCGTGTCTCAGAACCAAAACCAACAGCCGACGCAAGGCGCACCGGGGGAAAGCCCCACGGAGCAAGGCGCAGAAGGTGGGAATAACACCCCGACACCGACGGAAAGCCAAGGCCCCGAGTTGGGCCAAATGGTTCAAGACGTGGTCGGCGGCATGATGCAACAGTAGTCACGTCTTGTGTGTTTGTTATTGCAGGAGACACAAGATGTGTGCTAAAGACAAAGTAATCCAAGACGTGAGACGCAAGACACTCAGATTTTAAGGAGGCGTAATGTCCGGTACTTCGCCAGCCGACACAGAAGACATCGACGATATCTCCCTTACGGAGACCGCGACCCCGTCGAGCGCAGAAGACACAGGGGCCGAGCATGATGATTTGCTTGATGCTGTTGCCGACAGCATTGACACGGAGTTCGAGGCCGACGCCGATTTAGACGTCGAAAAAGAACTCGCAGATATTAAAGCTCAAAAAGAGGACGACCCTGATCCTCAAGAGACGGTCATGGACCCGAAGACGGAGACAGACCCGACCGAAGCCGAGACGACCGACGATCAAGACATAACAGACGAACCCGACGAAGCTGAGTTAGCGGGGTACAAACCGAAGACGCGGAAGCGGATCGAAAAGCTGTTAGGCGAGCGAAACGAGCTAAGACATGAACGCGCCGAATACGCGCCTTTTATCGAAGCAATGACGAACCACGATATCAACCGCGAAGAC